GATCAATCATCTGTGCGGCGTTTTTCCCTACTTTCGGATCATCGGGGGGCAGTGTCCGCCCATACGGGGTGCCTAAGCACCCCAAGACCCGGCCCTAAAGGCCGGTACCGGTGCCGAAGCACCGTTATTCCTGGTCCCAAACGGGACCAGAAACACCCCACACCCTACTCTGTGGAGTAGGTATAAATTGTGTGGGGGCCAAGAGAAGCGTAAAACGCTCCGCCTTGGCACTAATTTCCCCCCCTCTCGCAAGCTTGTAAGCCTGGTTGAAGGAAGGTACATAGACGCCTGCACTCTGAGAGACAGACGCCGTCCACTCCTGAGACCGTTCATAGATCTCCTTCCCATGGCGGGCCAACTCTACATGACCCAGCCGGTAGTTGTCTTGGATGATTTTAACGTCATCCGTCCTCGTCCACTCGTATAACGAGCGGATCGTCTGCATCGCCAAGTTCCCCATAATGAAACCCCGGACTTCATTGAACCCACGTTTCAAGAACGTGAGCTCCTCCAGCTCGAAATAGTCATTCGAGACGATCTCCTTACCATTATGGTCAGTGTAATCGAGCTTGAACTCGGCCATGGCATCCGCCACGTCCTTTGGGCCGAAATCGACCCAGGGGGCCACCGACACCAAACTGTCGTCTCCATACAACGACAAAATGACATGCTTCTTAAACGACCTAAAATCGTAACCACACCTGTAAAAGGAATACCTGTACAGGAAGGCAAGCATAATCATGTTGATGATCGTAGTGAGGACGTTGCCAGACGGCATCGACTTCAGCCACATGTGGAACTCCCCAAGGAAGCAGTGGAGACTATTGATGATGTGAGCAAAAAACCACAAAATCAGCTTCCGGTGGCGCTCGGAATCAATCCACTCCAACATGGCATCACAAATAGCCCACATGAGACGAGCTATGTGGCTCTTGTCAAACTTCTTAAAGTCACCGGCAAAGTGCTTGAAGAAGTTGGTGTGCTTACGGTACAGTATGTGCCAATCATCACCGCTGGCATTTATGCCCATTGTGAACTCATTATTATCGTGGTTGGCCAGTATGCCTTTCTTGAGGCCGTCAAAGGCCACGCCTCCTATTCCCGTGTCTACCACGGCTGAGGCACTCAAGTAACGGCTCTCTTTCGTCTTGAACCGGGTCACCTCACCATCAGGGCCGTACTTATTGGCAACAAGCTCCTGCTTAAGGGCCCCCTCAAAGATCATCTCAGGACCTTTGCGCTGCCGAAGTTCCTCCTCGGTACAAGCCAAGATTTCATCTATCTTGGCTCCCACCTCCTCAACGTATTCATCGTATTTGGGGCCTGGAGCCCCATTGTACCAAATCGCCGTCTTCCCAGGTCCCCACTTCGAACCATCGTGGCCCGAGGAAGTGGTCAGGTCAAAATCCTGAATCACATTCCGAAGCGGTGTCTCATGGAAGTAACTCGGACAAAGGTCGTCGTCAAAGACACTTTCCATTATGTCGTCAATGAGCTCTTTCGGCAAATTGCACTCGCTAGGGTGGTTCGAGTACTCAGAGAACGCTTGACGGGCGCTCTCCATGGTGTTCCTGCGGGGACCACGAGTGGGGCCCCAGAAAGCAGCAGCCTCCGCCCCTCCGAAGTCGCACAAGCGATTATAAGGAGTACGGCCAATAAAGGTACGGCATGGCCCGCCCAAGGCACCCTCTGCCTGGGCGTAATTCACGGATTCTGATCCCAATCCAGCAGGGATCCTAATCGGACACCCATGGGAAATAAGACCATTACCTGCGGAATGCATCCCAATAACCACTAGAGAACCATTCTTCTCCTTGTAAATTGGGAGTCCGCACGACCCCGGACCTGCCGCTGCATGATACATTAGTATACTGTTGTACTGGAATGTCTCGCATGGCAACTTCAGTTCCTCTTTCTCGTGGTCATAGGCGACCACGTTGGTGCCGTTCACCTCACGGCTCGTGACACCAATTATGTCCAGGCGGCTATCCTGGATTGTCCCAACCCGGATTATGGGGTAGACTGCTTGACCTATATGTTCAGCATTCTCCTCATACTGGAGGCACGGGGGTTTAGGTCCCTTCACCTCGCAGAAGACCAGATCTGAACTGCGGAAGTCACACTCCCACACGCGTCCTATCTTGAAGATGGACTCATGGTCATCTTCATCAACAGAAACAAACACAGGGGTCTTACCCTGTGCTAACACCTCACGGTGCACATGTCTATTCATGAC